GCGTCTGGACAGGCTTCCGAAACCGATAAAGAGGATTTGCGTGCGGCTCGTGAAAAACTGGGTTATCTACAAGACAACGAAGAACGCTTAATCAAACGGGACGGGAAGGAGAAGTACGAGGAACGCTTGAAACAGGCGAAAGACGAGGTTGCTAAATTGAAAGGCGAGAAGCCGAAAGAGGAAAACAAGCCTGAATCCAAGAAAGAAGAAGTAAATAATCTTCAGAGACGGAAAGAACTTTCTGAAAAAGTTGAAAGACTCATTTCCGAAAAGAAAAAGAAGTTCCCCAATCCTGATATTGAATCCCCAATGTCTGATGAAGAAAAACGTCTTACAAAAGAAATTGCGGATACATGGAGTGAAATAAACAAGCTCATTCAAGAAAATCGCAAATCAAAGGAAGAATCGAAGTCTGAGCCAAAACAAGGTGAAACCGAAGAGTCATACACCCGTGTCAAGTTTGAGGATGTTCCTAACAGCGGAAAGGTCAATCTGAAGAAATATTTGTCAGAGAAAGTTCGAAAGGGGGTTGATGAAAAGTGGTCAAACATCAAGAATATCCCTACCGACAATCTTAAGAAGATGGAGAAAGGACTTGTGAACGATTTAAATAAGAACTTTGAAGCCATCAAGAAGTCTCAAAGAGCGGAGTTGCTTTACTCTATAATGAAAGTTAAGGGAGAATTGGAAAGCCGTGGTAAGGAGACTCAAAAGAAGGAATAAGGATATCATGCTTTAATCTCGGTATTTTTATTTGTAAATTTGTATCGGTTAAATAAATTGGTAAGAATTAAAACATAAAGGAAATGAAGAAATATGTTTATTCGAAAGGTGCGGAAGCTGTAACGGTTGAGACCGATGGTCTTGGAACCATTAACAACTTCATGATAACAGGACTAATTGGAAAGAATTATTCCGGTCTTGTTTCGGCTGGTTTGAATTTCAAAATGGGAGACGAAGTAACTATCCCGATGATGCTGAATGCTGCTAAGACCTGTGAATGTAAAGTAGAATGCTACGAGGGCAATGAACTTATCATTGATGAGTCTGCTGACTTCACAAGTGGCGTTCCTGCTGAAGTAGGTACAATCTTCGGGTTGCAACTGGGTGTGGCTTTTAACGAAGCGACCTATTATGCTGTGGTTCCCAAATCATATACAGACCAGTACGATTACGCTGCTTCTAAGGCATCGCTGCCTTGGTTGGTTGCGAAGTTCAAGAAAATCGCTGCTGACGCTGATGAACAGGAAACATCAGAGTATCAAGTGCAGGTATTTGCCGACGAAAGACAACTTGAGTTCCGTGGAAATTCTGCTGACTTGGGCAAGTTGAGCGAAGACAAGAAAACGCTGACCGCAAAGGCTTCCAATTCACTGATGTTTGAAATCGTGAAAGACTTGGGTATTTTGCGTCCGGAAATGGTAACTTGGTTCACTATCCGTTTCATTTACGGTGGTCGTACCTATGAAGCCAAAACATACGTCACTCCTGGAACTATTTAATTATGGGAAGTAAGAAGAACCGTTCATCAAAAAACAGGAGTTCAGTGGGAGCCAATAATGTGGCTCCCATAGACGGTCTTGATGGACTGTCTCTTCAGGAACTCCAAATCATGGCTCAGGCTGCTCCGATAGCGTTGAGGAACCGTCTTCAGAAGTCCCTAAACTCAGAGAATTTTGAAGAGGTGATGAAGGCACAAGCGTTTATCGCTGAGCAACAGAAGCACGGCAGGAGAGCACCCCAGCCGGAAATTAAATCAATCCTTTGGAACCCGTCGGAGATAGGCTTCAATGGTAAGGGATATCGCGACCCGAACAACGGTATAGCATTTGGGACTCTAAACCGAATGGGCGATATCTTCATCATTAAGGCTATCATCAACACACGTATTGAACAGGTTCAGAACTTTTTGAAATACAGCGTTGACGACCAGAAGCCAGGATACCAAATTCGTTACAAGCGAAGTCCAGGTTCTGAGGGTTCCGACGAAAAGGAACTGTCAACAAAAGACAAGAAGATTGTCGATTACATAGTTCGTTTTCTTGAAGACGGTGGAGAGAATGACAAATGGGAATGCGAGGATAACTTTCAAGAGTTTACCCGTAAAGTATTGAGGGACTCTCTTGTGCTTGACCAGATGACATTTGAACTCGTTCGCGCAAGGAACATGAACCTCAAGAAGTATCGTGCCGTTGACGCTGCCCTGATACGACAGTTAGACACAAACGACCCACGATACAGACAGATGTTCGAGAACTTCCGCTGGCATGGTTATTTGCCTCGCTATGCTATGGTATGGGATGGGCAGATTATCCGTCACCCTGTATCAGATGAGTATGTAGTTTTCTATCCGTGGGAGTTGGGTTATGGTATCCGTAACAAGACGACCAACGTGTTGCGTAATGGATACGGCTGTTCGGAGTTGGAAACGTTGATTGAAATCGTGACATGGATTTTGTGGGGAATGCAGTACAATGGTAACTTCTTCAAACAAGGTAGTCAGCCGAAAGGCTTTATCAATGTGAAGAACGGAAACGTCGACCAAGGAACCCTGAACGAGTTTCGTCAGGATTGGAAACAGACGATGAGTACCGTGTACAATTCTCACAAGATACCCGTCATTCAGGGAATAGACCTTGAGTGGATTGATTTACAGCAGACGAACCGAGACATGGAGTTCACTGAATGGATTAAGTTCCTATTGGTGATTGCGTGTGCCGTGTACCGTATGGACCCATCGGAGTTGGGCTTTCAATTCCAGGACGCTGCCCGTATATTTGGACAGGAAGGACAGAAGGAACGTCTTGACCACTCTAAACAGAAAGGTCTGACTCCGCTGTTAGTGTTCTATCAGAATATCCTGAATAAGTATATCATCAGCGAAATTGACGACCGCTTGGAACTCGTGTTTACAGGTATTGAAATCGAGGACGAGGCAGCACAGGTTGAACTGGATAAGAAGAAGTCTGAGGCTGGCTTTGTATCGCTCGAGGATATGTTCAAAAAGTATTCAGGCAGAAAGTTCGACCCGAATAAGGACACTATCCTTAACACGGTGTATCAGTCGGCTCAAACCAACAAAATGATGGGTGGCGAGGGCATGAACGAAATCGTCGATGGCGAAGAAGGAAATGGCTCACCTAAAACAGCGGAAGAGGCTATACAGGCGATGATGGTTGAAAAGTCTATGGAGAACCCTATTCTCGGAAAGGCTTTGGAGTTCATTGATTCACAATTAGGAATAAGAAAATGAAAGCACCAGCATCACCCCGAATTCATCATCACGTCGACCCGATGAGATATCCAAAGGTTCAAAAGGAATACGAGGGTAAAGGGAAGAATGCGTTCAACGCTGTTAAACTGTTCGGAGACGTTGTTGAAACTATGGTTGAAATACAAAAGAAGAAAAGATAATGTTATTCACGGAAGATGAAATAAAGAAGATTTTGACAAACATCGACCTCGCAGTAGTGAAGATGGTTGCACAGGTGTTGGGGAAAGACTACCTAACAACTGAAGACCTTGCGCTCCTGAAGAAGAAAGGGGTTGACTTGGTGAAACTGATTCCTAAATTCCCTTCCCATTATCAAGCGTTTCTTTTTGGTCGTGTTTCGGCTGCTGTTGGGACGAAAGCCACCGCTCAGATGACTTACTCCGAGTTTACTGCGTTTCTGTCTAAAATGGGCTTATTTGAGCCCACAGCGAGGGAAATGGCGTTCTACAAGGTTGCCGCTAACAAAACTTATACTCATATCAAAGGATTTGCCGACCGCATCAAGAACGATGTCCGAGCATCAATTTCCGCAGAGGAACTCAGTTACTTACAGGCTCAAGAGCAGGCAAAGGCTGATGCGACTTTACGGAAGGAGATGCTCGAAGGCACGTTCGAGAAGCGTTCCGTCAAGAAGATTACTTCAAACCTCGCTAACCAGATGAATGATTGGCAGCGGGATTGGGGACGTATCGTTGAGACGGAAAGCCAAGATATATACAATCTCGGAAGAGCCGAAATCATGATGGAAGAAGACCCTGACCCGTTGGTTTACTTCGATGTCTTTCCTGGAGCCTGTCGTCATTGCATACGGCTGTACCTAACAGGGGGAATCGGGAGTCAGCCACGGGTGTTCAGGCTTTCGGAACTCATGGCGAACGGTACGAACTATGGTGTAAAGTCGAAAGATTGGAAAGCGACGATACACCCTGTTCACCCGTTCTGTCGGTGCGACTTGCGCTATGTTCCGAAGGGATATGTATGGAATCCTGACACACATCAGTTTGAGCCTCCTAAGAATTATGAGCGAAAGGTTGAACGGAAGAGCCGAGCGAAGATAACAATTGGAAATAAAGAATATACAGTCTAAAAGATGATAATTATGAACTTGAAGAAATTTTTAGGAATTCAATCAACCCAAGAAAAGGTTGAGGACTATCGGAAGTTGAAAGGTCAGTTGGCGAACCTTGAAACTTTGGGTCAGGAATTGTCCGACAAGTTTTCAATTCAGAAGTCTGTCATTGACGGTGTGGATGGTTTACCTGAGGAGAAGAAATCCGAAGTATTTGAAAAGTACAGAGGATTCCTAAAAGAGCACCAGAAGGAAGTTTCGTCAGCCGTGAATGAAAGAAACAAGATATTGAAATCGCTCGAGGCATACCGTAACGACCCCGACGTTGGTGACATCTGTAAAGGTATTGACGCTCTCGAACAGGCTGAAGAGGCTTATCGTGGTGGCAAACTGTCTAAACAGGTGTATTTCGACATCGTGAAGTCAATTACAGGCGAGCCGACAAAGTACGCTGACGTGGTTGCTTTTGACAAGGATGGTAGAGTCCTCGTTTTACATCGTGTTGAGAACTTTGTTCCTACTGGTAAGGTATGTATCCCTGGAGGTCATGTTGACCCAGGAGAGGACTTTGAGACGGCTGCGCTTCGGGAACTTAAAGAGGAGACAAATCTTGACCCAATTGAGGGGAGGGGAATTGTGTACCTCGGAGAGCACAAAACAGAGGATGCGCATATCAAGTATTTCCAAGTTTGGGTGGACTGCTTGCAGCCTGTAACAGTTGATGCGTCGGAACATTGTTTCGCTGAATTCATTGACTTGGGACAGATTCCTTTGAAGCCGTTTATCTTCGACCAAGGAGAGATAGTTCTTGACATGCTGATGAAGCCACATCAGATAGAGGAAGCCAAACCGCTGATGAAAGCCTTATCAGAAGGACGTATCACTCCCGAAGCATTCGTTCCGGGATTCACATCAATCCTGAAGAAGGCTTTGGGCATCGAAGCCGTGAAACCGCTTGAACCGGAATCTATGGATGGGGACAAACGAAAAGTTTCTGTACCTGTACGAGACCCGATGAAGTGTGTTGAAACCATCATGAAAGGTATTAGCGGAGCGGAGGAAGTAACAGTTGGGACAAACGGTCATCTCAAATTTGTGAAGCCTCTAATTATTCATGACACTCGTTACCGTGAAGACCCGTCGACCAACCGCTTAACAGAGGTTGAGATAGTGTTTACAGGGGACGACAACGACATGATGCGTATTCTCGAGGAAATGAAATATTCATTGATGACTGGACCCATGAAAGTCCGGACTCCTCAAGAAGAATTTATGGCAGCGAACGAGCGTGGAACCGATTATGTTGGAGACCCGATATTTGTAACTTTCTAAAATGATTTGTAACTTTGTCACAAATTTATAAAGTGGAAGTATGAAGAAGCAGACCCCAAATGATTTTAACTTCTGGTTGCCGATAGACTTCATGAAGTCTGACGCTACTGAGTATCCTCGTGGTGATGACCGTCGCTACGAGAATATGATATTTGAGGGAATCGCGAGTGACGACAGCAAAGATTATCAGGGTGACTCAATGGAGCCCAATGGGTTCGTTATAGACTACTTCCTCAAGCATGGTTTGTTCAATCTTGACCACTTAACAGTTCGAGCAAAAGAATTGAAAAGTAGGTTTTGGATTGGTGAACCGCTTGACGGGAAGATAGTCGATAACAAATTTTGGGTGAAAGGAAAGTTATGGAGCGAGTCTCCCGAGGCAAGAGCCTTTTGGGACAAGTGTATTGAAATGCGCGAAAGCGGTTCAACCAGAAAGCCTGGAATGTCTATTGAGGGAAAAGCCTTGGAGCGAGACCCGAAGAACGAAAAACATATCACGAAGGCAATTATCAATAATATTGCGCTGACGTTTACTCCTGTAAACTTCAATTCGTATATCGATTTCGTGAAAGGTATTCAATCTCAGGATTTCATTCCTACTGGTGATTTACTCAAGAGCCAACTCAAGCGTGATGTCATGTTCGAACAGGTGATAGGGAATAAGAGGATTGTCATCGATTCAAAATTCC